AAACACTCTAGTTTTTCCTATCAAGATCTTCTCGTTGTCAACTTTCTCATCTTTCAGATTATCAGTCCAACCTCCTAGTGTTCGCTTACCTTTCTTGGCATTTAATATTCGAGTAGTATATAAAGTCCTCAATTCATTATTCATTCGTAAACGATCATCATCCATAAATATTAGACCATGTTTTCCTTTAATTCCTTTTCGTAATTGAGCCAATGGCCAACCAGCACTTGATCGGATGTTGATTTTATGATGTGCTTGCATTCCATTCAAAACATAATCTTCTGTCATATCTGCAGTATCTAAATCTCCTCCTCTTGGAAATGGGAAATTATCTAATCGTCGCATTTCAACACCAACTACTTCTCGAATTGTTTTTGGGAAAGCAGAAGCTGGTTCAGCATATTTTTCAATTCCTCGTAAAAGCGGAGAACCTTCAACTTCACACCTCGGATCTTTCGGATGAAGAACAGAAGGAGCAGTTTGATGTAATTCTAATTTATCAAACAAAATTGATGGTTGTAAATTTGTTTTAATAGATTGTCTAGGAGCAACGTCCTTCTTGATTGTTGAAAGATATGTGAAGTTTCCTTGTGGCATAACTAATGGATCATCTTCACCAAAGTGTGGGGATGTTTCTTCTGCTCCTTCAATACTAGCTGTTTCACATCCTTGTAGGAGTAGTTCACACAGTTCTCGTGTAACTAAAACAGACAATCCTTGATTATCCTTACTAGCACCACCTACATGCATTCCAACTAACTTATTTTTCATTTGATTATGATAAACTCCTAAGATGGCGCCACAATCACCTTGTCTTGTTGCACCCATAAACCACCAGCCACGTTGTTTTGGCACTCCAGTTTGTTCACTTCCAACTTGGTATGAAACATTATATATATTTGGTGTTATTCTTCCGTGATTTAAAATCCATTTATCTTCATCAACACTAATTAAACATCCCATTGCTTCCTTAAGGTAACCAATTTGATTATCTCCCATGAAATGAGTGTACATTTTCCTTTGACAATTTATGACAGGTGACATTTCATAAACGCAAATATCCATTTCCACATCAGTGACGTGCAATCTAGATGGATCAAAACTCTCTGAAAATTTACCACTTGAATTAGTTACAGTAAAAATAGCACCCTCATCAAATCCAATGAAGAAGTGTTTTGGGAGCATGAAACAACGACCTATTAAGGCAAAACAATTCATTTGATTCACACAATTATCTTGGGATATTGATGCTTTATATAAATTGCGTGGAATAACATTACGCAAAAGTGTTTCAGTTTGCTTATCAGTTGTTCCTTGAGGCTCAATCAAACCAAAAGCTTGCATAAAGCGATTTTTTGTGAAAGTCGGAGGATTTTCCCACTTTGTTTCTTTTAATCCAGTTTCCCAGCGTTTAGTTGAATCATTCCACATTTTACCATCAGCACTAGATAAATAACTCGGCTCTTCAACAACATTTATCCATCTCTGTTCTCCTGTGTGATAAAACGTTCCTTGTTTTCCAACAGCTTGCAAATTAGAGAAAACTCCTTCTTGTTTTATATTTCCCATATGATGAACTTTAACAGGTCGACGAGAGAGTTTCATCTTTTCACGCATTTTAGATTGAGAATCACCTGAT